AAGCGACTTCGCAGGTAATTCAAGTGGCTCGGCAACCGCGATCGAATAAGGCTCCCAGCGACGAGGTGACTGAAAACCGTTCATCAAGTCGACTGTTTTTACTAGCGCTCCGTTGTTTACGGGCCAAAGATGCTGATCGTCAGCGACGATCGTTGACCCGTCCTCGAAAGTTATTTCGAAGCATTCGTGGTTTTTCATAACGGGCGAGCAACCCGTGACGCGGCATACTTGCCCTCGGTCGTCAAAAATTTTGTCTCCTACTTTTAGTGCTCCCATTGTAGTCCACCCCGAAGGAGTGGGAATGATTTCGTCGGTAAACAGGCATTTCCAGTGCCATGCGCCACCGCCTCCCATCGAATCGGCGCGGGTGTAGATGTACTGCTTGACGTTCTGAAAGATGTTGCGAATGCCCTGCTCGGCCAGCGGCGCGTAGGAATTCTCGATCTGGAATTTCAGGCCCTGCAACTCGGTCAGCACCGCGCCGCCGGGGCCATTCAATTCGAGAATATACTTGATCTCGGTCAACGGCTCGGAGCCGTACCAGCCCATCACGGCGGCGATCACCCACGCAAAGTGCTTGGTTGAGATCAGCGGGTAGGCGTACTCGGCGACCTGGTCGACGCCATCGGAGTAGCAACGAAAAACCTGGAAGCTCGATCGATCGTTGTTCTCGTTCTCACCAAAGGCCGGATCAATGCCGATCGAATACACTGCCTCGCGTTGCGGCGGCTCCCACACTTTCAGTTCTATGTTCCGCGATGTCTCCGCCGGATAAACCTTAAGATCGCAGAATTCAGTGCCGGGCAAAAACATGTAGGATTTGTATTTGTTGGAAACATGCTTATCCGACTGGTCCTTAAGGCTCTCACCAGAGAAAAATACACTGCCCGTAATCTGGAATGCCTCGTCCTCGTCCCACGGATCTTCCTGTTTCTGGAACTGGTTTGCCTCGAAACCAGCGTCAGTATCACCAGTATCGCGAGAAGCCGGATCGACCAGTCGACGATACCAGGCAAGCTGTTCCTGCGAAATGGCAAAGTCGTAAAGCTCCTTGACCTTATCGATTTTCTTCTGCTCGTCGACAGTCGGCAGCTGCGTACCGTAAAACTCCCAGTCCTTGCTGTCACGCTCGATGCGCTGGCCGTCGTGGCTCCACCAGCCGATAAAAATTGTAACGCAATGATGCTCGTCAGCACGCGCCTCGTGCCACATGTCCATCCAAGCGTTAGGGCCTCTGGCTGTACTTTCCCAAATATACAACCTATCGGGGTGACTGTCCGAAAGCGATCTCCGATACGATACAAGTCCTTCGTCGTTTTCCCAGCTACAAATTTCGGACCCATGACTAAGGGTCAAACCCGCTGAACGTCCTAGCGTGCCCGACGTCTTGGTTTTTTTCACACCCGCTGACTTGAACAAAATTTTAGAATTATTAACGAGCATGAGCCCGTCGCGGTTATCTTTTTTGATGCCTGGAAATTTTAAGCGTTCGGGAAGATCGCCGATCATTGTGACGAGTTCGTCGCGAGCAAGATTCTTGTTTTCATTTGAATCGAAAACAAGCGCGCCGGATAAACCGCGGTGAATGCCTAGATAAAACGCGGACATCGCCCTAGCGATAGTCGTGATTCCTAACTGGCGGCTCTTCAAAACGTAAACGTCGTGCTTATCTTCTTCCAAGCCGTCCATGACTTTTGTGATGAAGTGGCGCTGGCTGTAATACAGATTTTCACCAAGACTAACAAACCCCTTGTTTTTAGAATTGATTCTCGCCTGCTTCAAAAAAGCGTAAAAAGCTGATTCGAACGCTTCGCGCTTCTCTCTGCTCCAGCCAGCCATCAGCGAAGCCTCTGCAAAGGGTCTTGGCCTTTTCGCAAACGACATCTAGCTGAGTAGTAATTGACGCCTGCCTCTTCGCAGGCATCTTTTAGCGAAACCGTTTTGCCTTCGAGCACTATCCGCAGCGTGTTTCGTTTATTGCGGCTCTGCATTTTCTTAGATGCCCACACACAATTGTCCGGCTCGTAGTTGCCGTTCACATCTTCCCGCTCGATAGAATGCTTTGAAGACGGACGCTCCCCCATATCCGCTAGGAAGTTGGAAAACCCCGCTTCGCCAAGCCATCGGGCGCAAACAGTGATTCCTCGGCCTCCGTAGTATGGCCACGTTTTTTCATTCGCGTTGAAGCACCGAGTTTTTATGCCTGTCCAAACGCGACGTTCGGGGGTGTTATATTTTCCATGCGTGATATTTGATTTTAGAAGCGCAGGAGCGATCGCACATCCGCATGATCTAGACTTGCCGGACTTCAAATTGTAGCCGTAAGCGACGGAAGTTTTCCCGCATTCGCATTGACACCGCCAAAGCGAATCGCCGCTAGTCCCCTTCGAGCGCCTGCCGACGAACTCCTCGACAGTCAGCTTTCCGAAAACTTTTCCGGCCAAATCCACGCGAGGATATCTTGTCATAACAGCACATTACGCCGACGACGTGCTCTGCGCAAGGCCATCACTTATCATCCCCCTACTGCACTCGCTTGGGCACTTGTCGATGCATTACTAGCCGGCGTACCCCGCCGGCGTACCGCCGTCCGTCCGGCCCATCCGCCCAACTGGAAGTGCCCGCTATCGGCCCAGCGCCACTGCGCCCCGCTTATCAGCCCGCAGGAATTCGCCAGCGTGATCTCATTGGAAGGCATCGCCGGGCGTGTGACGTTCCGTGCCACTTGGTTCACATCAAGTGCCAAACCTGAATAATGTAAGCTGCCGGGAATATGGCCGCCATGCGCAAACCCGCCCAGGAACTTAACCGGATATCCTTGTTGCTCCAGTTTGTCGATGATGCACTGGAAGGCCGCGACGGCATGAGCAGCCACATGAGCCACTGCGCCCGATTTTGCACTAACCGCTCCAGAGCCGTGCATCGCTCGCAGATCAGGCTGGTGATAGTAGTGTCGGTGGCGGCGATGATGCATGCGACGAACGTGGTGTCTGGCATGATGCATGACGTGCTGCCGTTGAACGTGGTGCGCGTGATGCTTGTAGTGCCGATGCCCGGCTTCGGCCGATGAAAAAAGGGCGAAAAAAATCAACACGGAAAACAGGTACTTCATGAAGTGATGCTCCCGAAGTCAGTGTTTGATGGTGAGAAGGGCTTCGATCCGGTTGGTGGTTGCCTGCACCGCTACCAACTTTTCTTCAAGGCGCGTCAGCCGCTCGCCTTGCGGCGCGATCAAGGCTACCGTCTTTTCCACGATATCAACGCGGGTATTGAACTGGGAAGCATACCAAACGAGCCCGCCGAACTGGGCTATGCCTATGATCAGGCTACCGACCAGCCAAACGACGGGAATGCCCTTGTTAAGGTGCCATTCCCGCTCCAGCTTTGCACTTCCGTTGTCGCTGAACTCGGTCATTCGACGGCTCGATGCGCGTGCCATTCTCACCTACCCCGGTGAAATCAACCGCTTCGATGCCGTCAGGTTCCGGCGTCGGTCGATGCCGCCGCTGCTTCGAACGCCGCATCAACCTGCTGATCGAGAACTTGCAACTGCGCTAGTTGCGCGGCATTGGTCGCCGGCGTCGCGCTCAGCGCCGCGATGATGTTCTTCACCGGTGTGTAGAGCGATGAGATTTCGTCGACGATGAACGGGACGAACTGGGTCAGCGTCTTGATGATCGAGTCGATCAGCGACGCGTTGGCGCTAGACGTCAGTAGCGGGATTAGGTTGGTGATCAGCCCGAGCAGGGCCTGGATGGCAATCGTCATTTCGAAACTCCGGGGTTGGTGGGAATCTGTGTCTGCAATGACGTCACGGTTGCCACTAACGCGTTGTAGATGGCACTTGGCCCGGCAGTGCCGGAAACAATATAAGGCTCAAGCTGATTGCGAGCGATGCGGCCGGCACGCACCGCCGAAACCACGGCCTGCCGGGTATTCAGCGCGCAGTAGGAAGGTGCCGGACTGGCCTGCTTGCAGTACAGCAGGTATTGCGTGGCGCTGGCCTCGCCGGCGTCGAAGGCATTGGCCGCCACGATGATCTGAGTCGGAGAGACTGTGGCGCCGGTGACGACGTCCCATGCGGTTTGCAGGGAGGCACAGGCGCCGAGCGACAAAGCGAGGGGGATAACGAGAAGAAGCTTTTTCATGTCAAGATCCTTTGGCGGTTTCGGTAATGTCTGCCATGGCAGCACGAGTTGGAGCGATCTTGTTGATAGCGGGATCGATCGCCATAGCGGCCAATCCGTCGGTGGCCTGCGAATTGACGGAAACATGCTCGATCCCGGGCATGGCAAGCACATCCTTGACAGTATTAAGCTGGCTGGCCAAGATGACGCCGATGCCGCTGAACATGGTGTTGATCATTCCGAGCACCATGACGATAAGCGATGCTGTATCAGGCCCCCAGATTTTGGTGAAAACCGCAGTGGAAGTCATGAGCGTGTTGAGGATGACGCCGACGATGCCGATCCACTGCTTGCCACTGAGGTTCATGATTAGGATGCTCCTGCGGGTTGCGGCAACCTGTCACATTTAGGATACGGTGTCTAGGGCAGCCTTCCATCGTTTAAGCCACGTCATCCGATCGGAAAGCCCGGTATATCCGCCGTTCAGATGGCGGGTGACCTGCACGACGTTGTCCGCCTTGGCCCATGGCAAACAGCCGCAAAGGATGAAATCGGCCGTCCCGCATTCCAGGAAGTGCTCGGGAGCGTTGACGAGATCGGGGCTGTTGAGCAGGTCGAGGACCAAGCCGTTCTTGGCGAGAAACGCCATCAGTTTTGCGTATCCGGCTCGGCCGGTTGTCTGCGTAGCTCCACGCCCGCGAAACCACCATCCGTCATTGGACTTCGGCAGATTTCCGAGATCGTCGTGCAGTGGTGGCTCATAAATGTAGTTGGCCAGTTTCTGCGGGTTGTGAGCGTATATCCATGCGTTGCCGCTATTGAAATGCGCAGGCCACACGGCAGGAAGTCGCTGTGGTGAGTAATTCAGGTTCTCGACGACTTCCATCCCGGCGCCACACTCGAGGCTGATCTGCGCCATCAGGTGCGCAATCAAAAGGTTCGAATTGAACCCGTATTTAGGAAACACGACGGGCGCCGCCTTGGCGATGCCGTCACGCAGGTCCGGGATCAGGCGATCGCCGTTTGACCAGAGGTTGTAGAGGGTGTTGATGAAAGCCAAGCTATTGTATCCGATGCGCACTAATTGTGCTGTCTTTGCTATTACCAGATCCGTTGAAGTGCATGATGCCCGTTGTTTGCGAAGCGTCCTTACAACTAATCCTGATATTGCCTGCAGGAGAAGTTATGAAGCCTGACAGAGCAGTATTTATGTAAAGATTCGCATTGGGCGTGTCATTTCTCGAGCTAGATATAATCGTGGTGCCATCCCAAAGTTTGCAGTCGATGGCATCAATCCCGACCGTTCCGCTTTGGATCGCTACCGTTCCACTCGCCCACCACGTTCCCGTCCCCCCCTGCGCAACACTCGGCCCATCGAAATAGGTTGAAGTGTTATTAAGCGCTACGTCTCCGCTCAAGGAGTTGGTGATTGCCGCCGGGTTAATTCCTATCGTGATATTAGGAGCCGATGTCGTCGCGGTAATTATGCCACTATTGTTTATGGTGACGTTGCCGGTCAAACTATTGACTGCCGAAACCGATCCGGCGGAAGCGACCGACGACACCGTAGCTTGTTTAAGCGCTCCGGATGCTGACGAATCCGAAATCAGGATGAGGTCTCCGGCCGCCGGGCTCGCCTTGACGGTCAAAGCCGCGATCGTTGAGAATTGCGGTGCGGCGCTACTAGAAGTAAAATTACCTTCAAGCGTCCACGCAGCAGCGTTTGCCTGCTTGGCAACAGTCACTGCGCTGTTAGCGATCGTCACCGCACCGCCCGAGGTTACTGTGGTGATATCGCCGCTTAGGGTTTGACATGCTGGCGCTGCCGACGTCACCCCCACCGGTATCTGACCGTTGGTGCAAGCGGTTATGGATGCTGGTGTTGCCCCCGCGCCACCTCCAATAAGAATCCCATTGGCGGCCAGGAGCCCAGACGAAGCTATCGTGCTGGATCCGGTAAATCCAAGAATACCTCCGGACGTTCCGTTGGCCAGTCCGGTGCCGCCGCCGGAAGGCGGAACGACAAGCGAGAATGTATACGACCCGGCACCCGTCCGCTGTACAAATCCGGTCGAGGCAAAACCGGTGATATTATCTAGGCAAGTGCCCGACGCAGACGAACAATTTGTCCCTCCCCCCGCAAGACCTAGAGTTCCGAACGACATCGCGGTTGAGCCGCCACCGCCGGAAAGAAGCGGCTGCCCCAGCGATCCGGCCGTTGTTGGCAGGTTAAAGTTGTAGGCAGATGTCGTCGAAGGGTTTTGCACAGTAACTGTGCCGGTGCCCGACCCCGCCGGGGCCAATGCGAGCTGGCCAGTAGTGGTGCCGGCAAGTCCGAGGGTTAAAGCTGGCGAAACCCAAGTAAAAGCTACTGACCCGCCTAGCGATGTCGAGCTGTTAAACTGCACTTGCGTATTTGAACCGCCGGCTGATCCAGAACCTGCCGCACATGACGACCATATCGGATCAGACGCGCCTTGACTGAGCAAGCACTGCCCGACGTTTATCGTGGCGACAGAATGAAACGCGTTAGTGCCCTCACCGATCAGCACACCGTTGGCACTATAGGACGAAGAAAATGGAATGCCGTTGACGGATTGCAGGGTAAGTGCGCCAGCTGCAGTTACAGATGAGACATCGCCTGATAGGGTTTTCCATAAAAAAACTGACCCGGTTTGTCCGATCAAAAATTGTCCGTTAGTGCCGGCACCGGTCGACCCGAGGGACGAAGTTGTGGAGTAATACGGCAATCCGAACTGGGTGCCAGCTCCGATCGACGTCCCGCAATCGACGACAAGGCCAAGCGTACCGCTGAAGCATGGGAGATGGCCGGTGACAGCCGCGCCGGACAGCTGAAGGAAGCTGCTGCCGCCAGTCGGAATAACCACCGGCGTGCCGTTGATGACGAACTGGAGATTCTGGGGGGAAGCGGTGCCGTAATTCTGCAGGCTGATGGTGGCCGGACCGGCGGTCGAGGCCCCAAAGCAAAGCTGGTTGCGTCCGGCGGCGGT